CGAAGCCGTCTCGGCAAACTCGGTCCTGAAGAACGCTCGACCGACGCGGGTTCGGATCTCGTTGACCGCCTGGTCGATGTAGACGGCGACCTGATCGCCCGTGGGCCGGGTGGTCGCGTTGAAGGTGCCGATTTCGTCAAGACTTTCGTCTACCGTGCGAGCCCGGATCAGAGTGGCAACATCAGCCACGGTCGGAGGCGTAGCGACTTCTTCAGGCATACAGGTCCCCTTTCAGACGCTGGAACAAACTGAAGCCCCGGACCTACCCCGTCACAGAGGAGGTCCGGCTAGGACTGACATGAAAAGCGGAAGCTCCGGGCCTCCCCACGCTGGAGGAGGCCCGGTCGCTTCAGAGGGTCACTCGCCCGAGTCCTCGTCGGCGTCGAGCAGCTCGATCAGGTCCGCCTTGGTGGCGCTGGCATCGTGTTCGATGTCACGCTCCTTGGCGAGTTCGACCAGGTCGGCCTTCTTGAGGTCGGAGAGCTTCTGCTCGCCCGAGTCCTCGTCGGCGTCCCATCCTTCGGCGATGAGCGCGTCCGCGAGGAAAGACCCCTCGGGCGCTCCCATCACGCGATCGCCTTTCCTGAACTCAGGCATCATGCGCCCTTGTCCACGGTAACCAGGCCGAGGGTTTCCGGCTCAATCACCTTGGTGCCCCAGACCGCCAGCGACTTCACGGCGTCCTCGAAGTCAGCTTCGACTTCGTAGGCCCGCAGGTCAGTGAGCTGATGCGCGTGGGTGGTGGCGTAATTGTCCGCGCCGAACAGGACGGCCCACGAGTCGTAGGTCGCACCGCCCGTCTTGGTGATGGTCGGGACAGCCGTGGTCTTCAAAACATCGAAGCCCGCGATCTGACCGATCATGCCGGTGCGCTGCTCCACTGCCCCTGCCGGAACGAAGTTCGGATCGAGAAGAACCGAGCTTTCCAGATCCGGGGGAACGACGAACCAGCGCCCGACATCGGGGGCCTTGGCGTTATCGAGCTTGCGCCGCATCTCCACGGCCAGCTCGTAGACGGTGTAGTCGTCACCGCCGGCGTTGCCGACCTTCTTCGGTGCGGCGCTGGTGCCGAGACCGCTGACGATGCCAGCGCCCGCGACCATCTTGGCCGCGACGCCCGCGTCCACAACAGTGGAGAGGGCGACACCGGCACGAGCCAGCCGCGGCTCCAGCAGCGACAGGTTTGCCTGCGCGGCATCGACAGACTTCACACCGAGATTCCAGTAGTGAGCCTGGTCGATGACCAGCGGTACCGTCGAGCTGGTGGCCTGCTCCGGCCCATCGATCGGGGTGCCCTTGGTGTACGGCTTCACAGTGACGTTGCCGAACTTCTGGATGTGGACGGTATCTCCCTGCTGGGAGATCTCACCCTCGTACTCACTGTTGATGCACGTCGGCTGGGCGTAGACGAGGTTTGCGTCGAGGTGCCGGAGGACCCTGGTGGACCACAGTTCCGGCACGAAATTGGCGATCGACATGATCGCTCCTTTCATTCGTGTTTATGGGAACCGGAACCGGCATTGCGCTCCATCCGGGGTGGGGGCATTGCGCCCCCGGTGGCCTGACTAGGCCAAGGCGTCAGCCGGGATCTCCCCGGCGTCGAGTCGGCGGTTGAACTCCCCCGGGTCCTCCTTCATCAACCGGACAACTTCGTCACGGTCTGGAGACTTGGTGCTCGTCCTTGAGCCACCGTCAAAATCGGTCGCCTCGGCGGGCTTGGCCCACGCGGCGAGTTTCTTGCCGTCTTCGAGCATCTCCTCGTAGGTGGTGCCCTGAATGCGATCGGCAACGTCCAGAGGGAGCTTCAACTCGGCTCCGACGCGGATGCGGTCGGCCTCGACCTTTGCGGTCTGAGCTTCTGCTCTCGCGGCCTCGGCGTCAGCCTTGGCTTGAGCAACCTCCTCGGCGAGACGCTCCTGGTCAGTCTTGTCGCGATCCTCGAACGCCTTGATCTTGGCGTCGCGGTCCTTCAGTGCTGCCTCGGCCTCTCGTGCCCGCTGCTTGAAGGCTTCGAGAGCCTTCTCCCCTGCGGCTGCCAGCGGCGGATCTTCCGTCGTCTTGCCATCAGCATCGGCGGCTGCCTTCTCTGCTGCTTGCTTTTCGGCGGCTGCCTTTGCGGCATCGTCCTCGGTGCCGTCGGATGCGCCACCTATCGGCGCGATTCTCCACGCCAGTCGAAGCATCTTCAGGCGGTACTTCATACGATCAATCAGGTGTGTCATTTGACTTTGCGTCACTTTCCGGCGTTGCGCCGTTGTTTGTTGGATTCGGATTGCCAAAACTGCGGCGCTCCGGCAAGTTCATAAGGACGGCCCAGCGCCCGATCTGCTGAGGGGTGGCACCGATGCGCTCCCAGAGGGCTTCGAACGGGATGCCGATCTCCTTCAGCTTCACAGCGGCATCGACCGTCTCGCCCTCGGAGCGGTACTCGGGGTCGCGCCAGATGGTTTCGATGCTGGCCTCGGGTGCCTTACCGGCGAGCTGAAGAGCGGCTGACATCGCCTCCTGCCAGCTATCTTCGAAATCGACCTGCTTGCGCTTGACCTTCGAGACCAGTCCGGTCTCTGCGGCCTTCAGGGCGTCGCCAGAGGCATTGACGATCTGGCCGAGCAGGTAGTGAGGCGGGGTCCGCGTCTGCGCAGCCATGTGCTGGAGCAGGACGGTAACCGCGTCGACGTAGTTCTGGAGGCTCGCGGCGCTGAACTCGCTGATCTTCGTCTCGGGGTCTTCGAAGGTCCAAAGGCGCGAGATGGCGGATTTCAGCTCGAAGCCCTCCAGCGGTTCGCCGGCCTCGTCAGTCGGGACTTCGACTCCCGTAATCACGCGCTGCGGGAAGGCTGCAAACTCGGAAGCGATCAGCATGTCTGCGATCTCTTTGTTGATCGCGTCCTGAAGCGGGATGGCCGGGAGGAGATCGGAGCGCCCACCGCCGAGCATCGTCGGGTTGTTGGCCAGTTCCCAGACCGGCACCATGCCGAGCGGGTTCGTACCAGATCCGGGGATCTGCTCCCAGACGGCTGACCGAACAGTTCGAGCGTGAAGGCGGGCAACCGGGGTCTGGCCGAAGGAAAGAGGAACCAGCGGACTCGGCGAAGCCGACCGCCATTTGTGGATCATCTCCGGGAGGTAAAGCGTGGTGTAGGTGTAACCGTCGGCACCCTGCCACCTCTTGAGCGCGGCAAGACGCTGAGTCCGGTCTCCGGCGGCGTACTCGACCACCATCTGGGCCGGATGCTCGACTGTGATCCTGGGGCCGTTCGCACCGGGCCCGACCATGACAAAGGCCGTGCCGCACTTCACAGCCTCGATGTGGCCCATGATCGACTGCGACGGCATCCGGTTCGCCTTCCAGATCTTCCAGGCCGCGGCGTCTGCTGATTCGTCACCGTCAAAGCGGAACCCCTCGATACCGAGGCGCTCAACCGGGGCATCCACGATCAGCTCACACCAGTTGTCCACGAGCGTGTCGAAGATCTCTCCGAAGGCTTCGCGGAACTTCGACGTAACGAAAGCCATCCGATGATTGCCGTCGTAGTAGTCGGTGAAGATCTGCGTATCGCGAATCTGTTGATCCAGCTTGCACTCCAGGTCGAAGCGCCATTCTTCAGGTGTAGGCATAGCGCTCCTTTCGGAGGGTTAGAGGAAAGCGGCGCGGCGTCGCTTTGGCTTCGCGCCTGCTCGCTTTGCGTCGCCCCGGGCCTCCCACGAAAGGACGGCAGCGGCGGCGATGTCGATCTTGTGGGTCGAGTCCCGGCGATCCTTCTCGATGTAAAAGAGCGGCTGCCCCTGATCGTCTTCGAGATTGATCGGGTGACGCTGGGCGTTGCCGACGTGGCGGATGAAGGCTTCGTCGCCGTCGTGTGTCAGCTCACCGTTGGCAATCGCGTCGGCGTAGATGCGGCAGGCCTGCGCCATCTTGCGGTAGCTGTTGGTCCACCACTTGAAGACCTTCTTGCTGCCGTAGCGGCCGGCCCACTCATCGACCAGCTCGTCCCAGTAGGGCGGGTCGGCGTAGAGCCTCCAGACGTCCCATGTGGTCATCGCGTCGTCCATCGCCTGATCCACGTCCTTGCGAGGGACTTCCCAGTCTTCGAGGTTCGGGGGCCGCTCCCACTTGCCGACGATGAACTGGTGACCGGTGCTGATGACCGTGCCGACGATCGCCGTGGCATCGTTGGTACGCGAACCATCGAATCCGAGTGAGATCAACGTCTTCGCCGGCGGCTTCCCGTCACCGACCAGCTCCTTGAATCGCTGGGCATCAAACGCTTGGTTGCCTGCCTGAGTCGGGCGATTCAGCCAGACCCGTTCGAAGTAGGTCTGGTCGGTCTGGGGACTTCGCCACAGATCGACGATCGACTCGATGTTTGACCACTCGCCCGCGGGCCCGGAGGCTTCGAGGATCGCGGCTCGGACTCCCTTTTCCTTAGAGAGGTCGTGTGAGCTGGAGGCCTGCCGGTGGAAGAAGAAGAGCCGTGGGTCCTTGATCTGGCCGGCTTCGATCGACTTTGCGTAGTCCATCGTGCCTTCAGCGACCGAGTCCTCGCCGGGTGCGAAGGACGTCGTGGTCTCCAATGACCAGGCATCCGCAAGCATTCGCTTCGGGATGTTGTTGAGCATCGTGGTGTGAGTCCGCCGATGCCGGGCAAGAATGAATCGGTGGGTCTCGTCGAAACCCTGAAAGGTTGTGCGAGCGCCGTCCGCGCCGGACGGGCTGGAAGCAAGTGCCTCGACTTTGCCGTCTCCGGCGTTGCGCATGATTCGCTCAAGGCCGATGTCGAAGTCATTGGCCAGCGGACCTTCAGAGAGAATCACGTAGAGGGCGCCGTAGGCGAGCTCTTCGGACTGCTCTTCGGTGTAGGCGACCAGTGGTATGTAAGGGTCGACCACACCGACGCCGACCGGGTCACCTCGAGAGTCGAAGCCGTCGCACCGCA